TTCCAACGTCCTGACCATCGCCGGCCATTCCCAAAAGGAGATCGCCGAAGCCTTGGGAATACCCTTCAAGACCTATCGGAACCGCCTGATGGACGTCAGGAAGGACATCCTGCGCCGCGACGGCATGGCCTAGGACACTTTGGCCTGCGCGTCCCTATACTAGGGACGTATGGCAAGCATGACTTTCTTACAACTCTATACCGATGCCCTGGTCCAGTGCGATGAGACGGCCGGTTCCGGCTCCGCCACCGCCAAGGCCATCGTCCAGCAAGGCATCAACGAATCCTATTCCGAGGTGGCTTCCATCCGCGACTGGGAAACCTTGGAGAACAACGGCACCGTTTCCCTGGTGAAAGGTACCATGGAATACACCCCGGTGGTTTCCTCCGCTTCGGTGTGCCGCATCCGCCGCATCGAAAACGTCCTGGACGAAACCAACAACCGCTACCTGGCCGAAGTGCGGCGGGACGACTTCCAGAAAGACTACCCGTACGTCGATCCCACCCTTGCCACCAACCAGGGCAACCCGAGCCTGTGGTTCCAAAGTTCCTTCACCTCGAACCGTGATATCCGCCTCAAGTTCTGGCAGGTACCCGGTTCAACCATTACCGCCCGCGTCTTCTGGATAGAGGAACCCTTGAAGCTTTCCGCCGACACGGACGTGCCCCGCATTCCCGACCAGTTCCATTACGGCCTGGAATACCTTGGGATCGCCAAGTATTTCGAGTACCAAAAGGACCCCATCGCTTCCTATTACCGGCAGCTGCACGAGCAGTTCAAGCAGAAGATCCTTTCCAACGAGTGGGGCGATACCGATGAGATGCCGGCCATGCACCCGCAGGACGTCACCGGTTCCGGCGTGGTGATCGGCAAGCTCGGCCGCGTGTATAACCGGTAGGCCCATGGATACCAAGCTCCCGTCCGTTCCCAGCCTCACTACCCAGTACGGTTCCTTCCAAAGCCACGATTTCGGCGGCGGCTACCGTTCCCTGGAAATCGATACCGACGTCAAGCCGGACCAGCTGACCGGCGGCCAGAACGTGGACGTTAACGGCAACTCCATCGAAAAGCGCAAGGGACACCTCATATACGGCAGCGTTTCCGGGTTCTCTTCCGGGGTACTTGACCAGATCGCCCATACCCCTCCCGGCGGCACCGCCGAGATGCTGAGGGTCTGGGGAACGGCGGTTGAGCGGTACGTTTCCGGAACCTGGACCGCCCTTACCGGCGTCACCATGACGGCCGGGCAGCCTGCCAATTCGGCCTACTTTCCCCTGACCGCCAAGACCTACGTCGTGAACGGGACCGACAACGTGGTGAAATATGCTTCCGGGTCTTCCGGCGACCAGACCGACGGTTCCTTCAAGAAGGGCAAGTACATCGTGGAGTACAAAAACCGCTTGATCGTGGCAGGCGTTGGCGGCCAATCCGACTATTGGTGGTACACCGACCTTGGGGTGGATACCTTTTCCACCAACAACTACGTCAGGGTAAACGGCACCATCACCGGCGTGAAGACCCTCTATGACAAGCTGATCATCCTGACCGATACCCGCATCTACGTGGTGCAAAATTTCACCTTTAACGGGGTTGCCGCCGGTCCTGAGTCCATGCTGCCTTTGCGCGGCGATATCAACTGCGTCGCCCACCGTACCTTCCGCACCGTCGGCAACCTGGCCTACTTCCTGGGGATCAACTCCGAAGGCCTATGCGCGGTATATGTTACCGACGGGCTTACCATCGGCAACGAGCCGGTATCGCTTCCCATATACCAAGACATGGTAAACCTCGCGCCGGCCCAACTTTCCAACGCCTGCGCCGGGGCGTGGGGACGGTATTACCGCATCTCCGTCCCCCAGACCGGCCAGACTTCCAATAACCTGGAATATACCTATGACACCTCCCAAAAGCGGTGGTCTCCTCCTTATACCAACGGGGTCGGCGGCTTTTCCTGCTACATGCAGCATACTGTTAACGGCCAGCGCTACCTTTTCGCCGGTTCCCAGTCCATGGGTGCCACCTACCAGCTCAACCAGGTTGACTATGACGAGCAGCTTAGCCAGTCGTTCACTTCCGGCCAGGACACCGACGGTCCGGTGGACGCCAACCCGGCCAAGCGGGCGGCCCAAGGTTTCAAGATACCGGCCATGCAGTCTTCCACCTATTACCTGACGGGCGTCATGCTTTATCTTAAGAAGAACGCGGGTACCACCACCGAGCTTACGGTCAGGATCGAAACCGACTCCGGCGGAAAACCGTCCGGCACCCTTGCCAATGCCAACCTCACCGCCACCATCCCCGCCTTTTCCTCTACCTCTTACGGTTGGTACTATCCCAAGTTCACGGTACCGGCCGCCCTTTCCACCGGGACTACCTATTGGATCGTGCTGAGGCATACCACCGAGGGGACCGGCAGCAGCCAGTACTACTGGGGTTATGCCGCCTCCGGTACTTACGCGTCCGGCACCGGTGCTTCGTACGCTTCTTCCGCCTGGACGGCCCAGGCTTCCGCCGATTACCTGTTCGGCCTTACCATAGAGGGCGATTATGACGCCTACGCCGACACGGCGGCCTTTTACCTGGCCCCCATCGGCCAGAAGTTCCACCTGCGCGACCTGTTCGTTGACGCCAAGGCATCCGGCAACTACCCGGTGCAGGTGGGACTGAATACCGGCTCCTATAACTCGTTCGTCTACCAGGACATGACGGTTGCCTCGAACGGACCGGTCATCGGATCCACCTTCGTCTTCGGCCAATCGGTCCTGGGCGGCCAGCTCCGCTCCGAACAGCGCCTCCGTTACGATGCGATCCGCGGGTATACCCTTAAGATCCGGTTCAGGAACCGCCTGGCCAACCAACCCTTCAAGATCTACGGCATCAGGACACGGCACGAGATACTGCTTAAAATCAAGTAAGAAAGGAAACCCTCCATGGCACTCATCAATCCCGACCTATCCGGCATCGTAGACGGCGCGGTAGGCGACGCCGCCGATTGGACCACCCCGTTCAATACCATTACCAACGCTATCAACGGAAACCTGGATAACAGTAACCTCTCCAGTACCGCCGCCATCGACCCTACCAAGATCGCCACCCGGGTCCTTGGGTACGCCCAGGCCACGGCCGATCAGACCGGCATTACCACCATTACCGACCTCACCAACCTGTCGGTTGCCGTTACCGTTCCCTCCGGCGGTGGACGGGTACGCATTTCGGCCCAGGTCCTAGCCTTTTCCGACCTTGACGCCCAGACCGTGGAGCTTTCCATCCGGGAAGGGTCGACTACCCTGCAACTGGGGGATTGGCAGACCCATATCACCTCCGGAACCCCCAACCAAACCGTTTGTTCTACCTGGGTCGGCACCCCTAGTTCCGGCAGCCACACCTACAAGCTTTCGATTTCCACCACCGGCGGCACCACCGGCATCCATGCCACGGCCACCGACCCATCCTTCATCCTGGTAGAGCTCCTTTAACCTTTTCCACCAATGGCTACCGACCAGACAGCCCGGTTCGTCAAGGATCCGAATAGCGCCACCGTTTACGACACGGCGGGCGGTTTTCTGGATCCCATCGCCTCGGCGGAAGACTTCGCCAAGCGCGCCGGTACCACCGACATAGCCGGCAACACCCTGGTGGTACCGAACGTCAACCAATACCTGCAAGGGGTATTCCAAAAGCAAGCCCAAAACCGATTCCTGCCCCAACAGGACCTGGCCTTGCAAGGCATCCAGCAGTCAGGCGCCAAGCTTGACCAGAACGCCGCCGACGTTAACCGCCAATACGATACCCTCGGCCAGCAGTTGGTGGACGCCGCGAACCAAGCCAGGGGAAGCCTGACCGAATCCGCCAACAATTACGGCCTGCTCTCCTCCGGCCTTACGGCGGCAGGCTTGGGCAAGATTTCCTCCGACCTTTCCAAGAACCAGGGAAACGCCGCCCAGGACCGGGCTTCCCAGCTCGCCTCCATCGCCTTGCAACGGGCCGGCCTTGCCACCCAGGAGGCAAGCGTCAAGCAGCAGACTTCCCAAAGCATCAACGATTACGTCAACCAGCTCCTTTCCGGATCTACCCAGGCCCAGGAAGCAGCCTTCAACAAGCAGTTGCAACTCCAGCAGCTTGCCGCGAGCATCCCCAAGGGCCAAAGCATTACCATCCAAGGCCAAACCATCCAAGGGACCGCCGAGCCGAAGCTCAGCCAGATCGACCTCGGCAACAAGGTGGTAAGCGTCGATAGTAACGGCAACGTGGTAGCAAGCTACGCCAAGGGCCTCACCCCATCGGTTTCCTCTTCCGGTTCAAGCCTTTCCACCGCCCAGGGCAAGGTAGCCGCCCTCCAGGATGCGGTCCAGCAGGCCATCGCTTCCGGCGGTTACTCCTATAGCGGCGAGAAGGGCAAGAAGACCCGCGAGCAGCTGATCGGCGAGCTTGCCGGTGAATTCGCCGGTTCCGGCATTACCTCCCAGCAGATCAAGGACGCCGTTTACGGCACGTTCCGGGGAGCAAGCGAAGGGGCCTACGTCCCGTCGAACGGTTCTACCGGCCAGGCCACCGTGGACCAGTCACACGCGGCGGGCTTCGCCGCCCGGATGCAGCAGGCCGGCTCGACCCTGGATTCGCTGACCCCCAAGGTAACGTCCATGAACCAGCTTTCCTACGGCGTCCAACGAAACCTGCCCAGCTTCGCCCAGTCGTCTACCATCCAGCAGGAAATGCAGGCCGAGCAGAATTTCATCAATGCCATCCTGCGCCGGGAATCCGGGGCGGCCATTTCCCAGTCGGAATACGACAACGCCGCCAAGCAGTACTTCGTCCAGCCCGGCGATTCGGCGCAGGTCATCGCCCAGAAGAAGGCCAACCGCGACCTGGCAACCCAGAGCCTTATCCAGCAGGCCGGGAGCGCTTGGAAGGCCCCGTCCGTGTCGGCTCCTACCTCTTCCTCATCCCCTTCCATTTCCAACTACCTTAACAGCCTAGGTTTCTGACATGGCCGGCACCTTAAGCCAGACCCAAGTAAAATCGATCATCCAGGGCGCTCCGGCCGGGACCAACCCCCAGGATATCGTCAACGAGCTGCATAACCGTGGTTACCAGCTGGAAGGCCTTGACGTACCGGCCCAGTCCCAACCGGCCGTCCAACCCCAAGCGTCCCAGCCGAACGTCCTGCAAAAGGCCGCGAACGCCCTGGCCCCCCTCGGAAAGGACATTTCCCAAGCCCTGGCCGCCCCGTCTACCAGCAAGGTAAAGAACTTCCTGTCCGGCGGTACTTCCGGCGCAACCCAGGCCTACCAGGACAGCCTTGACCGCAACCACCAGATCGACAACCAGATCCTCCAGCAGGCCCACGCCGCCATGGCCGCCGGTAACAAGGACAAGGCAAACAAGCTCCTGAAGCTTATAGGCGTTAATCCCAACCTGCCAACCGCGGAAGATATCGCCACGAACGGCCAAGGGTACGCCACGAACGGCCAGGTGGTAGGAGACGCCGCCCAAACCGGCCTGAACACCCTGTCAGGCGGCACCCTTTCCGGTGCCGGACGCCTTGCGGGTACCCCGGTAGCCGATGCGGCCGCCAAGCTGCTTGCCCCTACCGCCGCCATTTCTTCCACGGGAGGAAAGGTGGGTACCACGGCGGCCAAGGTATTGTCAGGATCCGCTTTGGGAGCCGCTTCCGGCGCTTCCAACGCCCTCTCCAACAAGCAGGACGTACTCAAGGGGGCGACCCAAGGGGCCGAGTTCGGCGCCGCCATCCCTACCGGGATCGCTTCGGCCGGAGCCTTGAAGGACGCGGGGGGAAAGATAGTGGCCAACGCCGCCAGTACCTTGTCCGGTGCCGGGGCCAAGGCCCTCCAGGAAGCCGCAAGCAACCCGAACAAAGCCCTCATATCCGCCATGCGCAGCAAGACCTCCGCCGAAGACTTGCTCTCCGCCGCCCAGGATGCGGTACAGAACGTCGTCGCCAAGCAGCGGTCGGATTACCTGGCAAAGTCAGGGGAAGTCTTTGATTCCGGGGCGAACATCGACAAATCGGCCATCGAATCCAAGCTCCAGCAGGCCATGAAGTCGTTTGGCATTTCCCTCCAGAAGGAAGAACCCGCTTCGGGCGGCAAGTTCTACTACCATGTCTCCCCGGCCGAAAACGACGCCAGCATCCGGGCCCAAGGCCTGGTTCCCGGCGGCACGTCGCCCGCAGGGGGAAGCTTCGACGGGGTAAGAAACCTGAGCCACGGCGTGAGCCTCTACGCGGACAAGGGCCCGGCCGACGCCTATGCCAGGAACCTGGCCGAAACCGGCGTCCAGCCCAGCGTCTACAAGGTGAAGCTTACGCCGGAGCAGGAAAAGGCCCTGAAAACCGACCTTTCGGGCTCTCCCCTCTTCCCCGGCAGCATCCCCGCATCCCAGGTAAACCCCGGTTCCGGCGGCAAGGTGGACCTTTCTGGCGCTACCATTTCCAAGAAGAGCGCCGGCGACGTCCAGACTATCATCGACGAGGTCATGAACAACAAGGACTGGAGCGTGAAGGGCGTTGATTCCTTGAAGCAGCGGGTAAACGATTACGTCAACTACAACGCCGCCAACCCGGCTTCCAGCAAGACCCAGGCCTTCATCAAGCAGGTTGCGCGCGGCATTACCGCCGAACTGAACAAGGTACCCGGTTACTCGGACGCCACCAAGCCGTACGCCCAGACATCCCAGTTCCTCCAGCAGCTCAACAAGTCGGTAAACACCTCCGACAACGCTTCGCGCGAAACGGCGGTCCGGAAGCTCCTTTCCGTGATGAAGGACAGCGCAAGCCCCATCCGCCAGGCCCTCTTGGAAGAACTTGACCGGCAAGGCGGCGGCGACCTGACTTCCCAGGCGGCAGGCTTAGCCCTCAGCCCGGTCTTCCCAGGCGGCGTCCAGCGGGCCTTGGAAGGGACGGGAGCCGCCGGGGCCGCCCTGCTTGGCCTCCACCCGGCGGCCGTTCCCTTGGCCGCAGGCGTGGTCGCCTCTTCCCCTCGGCTTTCCGGCGAGGTAGCGGTCAAGTACGGCCAGGCGAACAAGGCGGCCGGGGCCGTCCTGCCCTCCGCCGTTCGCAAACTGGTAACCCGCCAGGCTGTCGTCCAAGGGAGCAAGAAGGACAAAGCGGGGCGATGAACCGTACAATCGACATAGAACCAACCTAAGTCACTACCCATGGCAACAGCCAAGCGTCCGTCCACCGGCGGCACCACCAAGAAATACCCGGTACAGCACCCTGGCAACCCGTCCACCGGCGGCACGACCAAGAAGAAAAAGGTCGTCCACGCGGGCAACCCTTCGACCGGCGGGAGCACCAAGAAAGTAACGGTCGTGGCTACCAAAGCCGGCAAGGCCAAGGGAGCCAAGACGGCCAATCCCTCGTTTTCCGACTCCCAGGACTACTCCTACAAGCCGACCATGAAGGTCTCCAAGGCCAAGGGCCTCAAGGGAGGCGGGCGCAAGTCCATGAACTATTAACCTCCAGAAGATGCGCCGCAAAGGAAAGCTCTGAACCATGCCCAAGAACCAGGCGCAAGGACCGGATAACGCCCAATTGGCGTCCCGCATCCTTACCGATTACCAACGCTCGTACAAGGCGAAGCTGCCCAAGGAAACCTTGTTTCGCGATGTCTACTCCCGTTACCGGTCCTACCTAGAGCGTAGCCGTACCGCTTCCCGGTCAACCCTCTTCATACCGGAGAGCTTTACCGTGGTAGAAACCGTGGCCCCCCGCATGGTAGCCCAGAAGCCTGCCGCCTCGGTTCTGCCTCGCACCTCCGAGTTCGTCAACAAGGCCGATGCCGCTTCCAATTACCTTGATTACGTCTATGACCGGTCCGGTAAGTTCCAGAAGCACAAAAACTGGAGCAAGCAGGGCCTCATTTACGGCACGTCCTTCGTTAAGAAGGGCTGGGACAAGGAGAACGAGCTGCCTACCACTGATGTCGTGGACGTGGCCGACCTGTTCGGCGACCCTTCCACCTATTCCTGGCAGGAAGGGTTCGTCATCCACCGGTTCTATGCCACCGCCGAGGAGCTGAAGCGCAGCGGCGTCAAGTATAAGAACCTGGATGTCCTGGAGATGCGCGAAAGCACCGCCAAGGACGACATGCTTCGCCAGTACCGGGACGCGGTACAGGGCGTCCCCTACGAACCGATGCGCGAAGGGGCGGAAATCCTGGAACACTGGTGCCGGGAACCGGAAGACGGCAAAATCTGGGTCCGGGCCGTGGCCAACCGCAGCGTCCTGATCCGTAACGAGGTTTCCCCCCTTCCCTTGGACAAGTACCCGTTCATTCCCTTCTTCGACCAGGCGGTTCCCTTCGACCGCTGGGGCATCGGCGAAATAGAACCGATCATCGACCTCCAGGACGAGGAAAACACCACCCGCAACCAGCGGGTGGACGAAAAGAACCTGTCCATCCACAACATGTGGGTGGTAAGCAAGATGGCCGGCGTGGACTATAAGAAGCTGGTCTCAAAGCCGGGCGGCATTATCCTTGCCAACGACATCAACGGCATCAAGCCGCTGGAAAAGCAGAACATCACCCAGGACTCCATCCAGGAGATAAACCTCATCAAGGCCGACATCAAGCAGGCCACCGGCGTCAACGACTTCAGCCTGGGCGCCTACCAGCGAAACGGTACCGCCACCGAGGCCTCCCTGGCTTCCCAGGAAACCAACGTCCGGTTCTCGGAGAAGATCTCCAACCTGGAAATCGCCATGAAGGAAGACTTTGAGTGGGACTTGGCCTTGGGAGCCGAGTTCATGACCAAGAAGGCCGAGTACCGCATAGAAGGGAAGTTCGGTCCCGAATTCGTCAAGATCACCCCGGACGACCTCAAGGGCGAATTCGATATCCAGATAGAAACCGGGTCGTCCATGCCGTCCAACCCGGACCTGCGCCGCCAGCAGCTGACCCAACTGACCGAGCTCTTGGTACCGGTGCTGTCAAACCCTAACGGCATCCCCGACGGCGTGCGCGAACTCCTCCGTTCCCTCATCCAGTCCTTCGACCTGAAGAACGCGGACGATATCCTCCAGTCCGCCCAGCATCCGCTGGTCAGCCAGGCCATGGCCGGGCTTACGCCGGACGAGATGCAAGGGGCCAATCCCCAGATGGTGGAAGCGGAGATCAAGCGCCGCCTCATGTCGCAGGGAAGCCTGTCCGGCGGCCAGCAACCCCTTCCCCAGCAGACAGGCCAGGCCCCCCAGGGAGCGCGTCCCCAACAGCCCATGGTTCCCACTCCCGGCCGCTAAGGGGGACAAACTTTCGATTGCGCCTATATACTAACCACAGACGATGAAAGAGATTAAGATTACTGAAACCCAAGACCCGGAATACCAGGAAGACCTTGACCGGGCGTCCGACGGCGAAGAAATCGAGCGGATGATGGCCACTCCCGGCTGGAAGATAGTGGAATCACTCCTGAAGGACCAATTGGAGGCCTACGTCGCCGATAACGCCACTTCCGCCAAGGATTGGAACGACTACCTTGAAAAGTCAGGCAAGATCTTCGGCATCCGCCTGCTGCTGACCGACCTGGACGATTACGTGCGCCAAGGCCAGGAAGCGAAGGAGAGGATCGCCGCCACTTCGAAAGACCGTACCCGCCCGTAAGGGCGCTTCTCATCGTCGGCGCCCATAACTTGCGGGCGGCTATGGACCTTCGAAGTCCCCCCAGCTTAGGGGCAGGTTGTTCGCCACCCTGTAAAAAAGGCAGTCAAATAAGTAATCGAAGCATCATGGAAGAAGAGACCCAGGACGTATTAGCGGAAGAGCAGGTAGCTACCCAGGACCCGTCCCCCGAACAGCAAGATCCTGTGCAGGACCAAGCCGAATCCCGGCCGTCCGAAGAGACCGATGAGAAAGGCGTGCCGCTCAAAAACCGCGAAGCCGAAGCCCAGCGCAAGGCCAAGGCCGCTTCCCGCGCCCAGCAGGCCCTCCTTTCCCAAGAAACCCCCTCCAGTAGCGACGATTCTGACCGCCGCTTGCAAGAGCTGGCAGACCGTGCGGCAGCGCGCCGCTTGGAACCCGTCCTTGCCAAGCAGTTCCTCATGGAAAACCCTGACGCGATGGAGTTGGTGGACGACATCAACCGCATCCGCCAGGAATACCCGGAAATCTCCGGCATCGACAAACTCGACGTGGCCTACAAGGTCGCCAAAGCCGAACGCCAGGAAGAAATCCTGAGGAAACGGTTGGAGCAGGAAGAGCTCCGCAAGGCGGAGACCCTGGAAAAGGCCGCTTCGGCGTCCGCCCAGGGAACCAACAAGGCCAAGGCTCCGGCCGACTCCTTGGACCAGCGCATTTCCCAGGCCGCAAGCCTCAAGGAACTGCAAGACCTGGAATCAATGATTGCCTCATAACCAACCCGTAAGACGACGATGAAGAAAGACCCCGCATGGCTTACATCGGAAACGATACGACCCAATTGGACATCACGGTACGCAGTTACTACGACCGCCTTGCCCTTTTGACCCTCCAAAACAACGTGGTGCTCCCCCAATTCGCCGAAAAGAAGCCCCTTCCCGGAAAGTCCGGTAAGACGATCTTCTGGAACCGCTACAATAACTTCGCCGAGGTGACTACCAACCTCTCCGAAGGCGTGCCGCCTACCGTTATCCAAATGTCCGCCGTCGCCGTGAGCGCTACCCTGATCCAAAAGGGTTTCGTTACCGAGATCTCCGACATCTTGGACATGACCAACATCAACGACAACGGCAAGGCCGCCGTCGAGCGTTTGGCTTACCAAGCGGCAATCTCCATTGACGGTTCCATCCGCCGTGAGATTTACAACACGGCCAGCAACTCCGCCACCGCCATTTCCGCCAACGTCTTCAACCAGTTCGGTGACGGTTCCTACGGCAACGTCAGCGCCATGCCTTCCACTTCCGCCCGCATGACCACCGCCGTTATCCGCAACGCCGTGGTGAAGCTGAAGACCAACGCCGTTCCTCCCCTGGAAGGCAACGACTACATCCTGGTAGTATCCCCCCAGACCGCCAGCCGCATCCGCCAGGACAGCGTATGGCAGAACGCCAACCAGTACTCCGGCGTCTACGCCGAGAAGATCTTTAACGGCGAGGTAGGACGCATCGAAGGCGCCCGGGTCATTGAAACCCCCCAGATAACCTTCTTCGCTTCCGGCGGTGCCGCCTTCGTTTCCACCAATGACACCTCGGTATACTTCTCCATCCTCTTGGGCAAGTCTTCCATCGGCATGACCGAGATGAACGGCGGCCTGGAAACCTACACCGTGGCCGGTGCCGACAAGAGCGACCCGCTCAACCAGAAGACTTCTTACGGCTGGAAAATAACCTACGTTCCCAAGGTTCTCAATTACAGCTGCGCAGTAGTGATAGCCACTACGGACTGAGATAAGGTTAGAAAATCAAACGGCCGTCCGAAAGGGCGGCTTTTTGGTTTTACATCTCACTTGTTGACAAAACTTTAAAAAGGTGGAATAATACTTCCAACTAGTTAACATAAAGAAGTAGGCGATGAAAGAAATTCCTTTGCGAGGAAAATACAGCCTTGGCAAGTACGCCAAAGTAAGCGACGAAGACTACGAGGAACTTTCAAAGAAGAAGTGGTACGTTTCCCCAAGCGGGTACGCGGGCCACAACGTGGTGACGAAAGACGGACACTATATCGAATGGATGCACAGGATCGTTCTCAACGCGCCGGCAGGAACCATCGTGGACCATCGTGACCAGGACAAGTTGAATAACCAACGGGAAAACTTGCGGTTGTGTACCCACTCCGAGAACCACGCCAATACCAGCGTACAGCCGAACTGTACCAGCGGGTACCGTGGCGTTGCCTTCCATAAGGCCAGCGGCAAATGGCAGGCCCATATAAAGCACATGAATAAGAACGTCTACTTGGGGTTGCATCTGACTAAACGGGCAGCTGCCGAAGCATACAATGCCAAGGCACTAGAGTTGTTCGGGTCATTCGCCAGCCTCAACGTCATCAAGGAAACCGATGACACCGACTTGCCTATTATCAAGCTTGATCGAAGGCGTAGCAGGCCGGTGAAGGAGCTGGTAGAAGAAGCCAAGGAAATCCTCGCCAAGTACGGCCACCTGGTCCGTTAGGTTGACCTGCCCCCTGTCCCGGCGCTACCATTAACCTATACCCCTAACGACGATGCATGGCGCAAGACAAGAAGTTCTCGGTAATAGTCCCCATTTACCGGGACGGGTGGAAGGACCTGCCTTCCCTCCTCTTCCATTTGCGGGAACAGGACTATGCCAACTGGGAGCTGGTAACCGCTTACAATTCACCCGATTCCGATACCCAGGAAAAGACCAGAAAAACCTTGAAGAAGGAAAAGCAGAAGTCGTACCTTGAGGTAGACGCCGGCTATGATCCCGACCTCAAGGCCGGCAACCATTGCGCTGCCTTCAACGCCGGGGCCGAACGTGCCACCGGCGACTTCCTGCTGTTCCTGGATCCGGACATCGAACTGTTTCCCGGCGTTCTCCGCGAATACAAGGACGCCTTCGATGCCAACCCTGAGGTTTCCTTCGTTTACGGCGATTACGACCTGAAGGGCGGATTGGGCCGTATCCTTGGTCGGCGCTACGATGAGTACGAACTGCGCTGCGCCAACTACGTTTCCGGCGCCTTTCCCATCCGCCGCGAAGCGTTCAAAGGGTGGGATCCTTCCGTAAAGTCGCTCCAGGACTGGGACATGTGGCTTTCCGCCGTGGACGGCGGCGCTACGGGCCTTTACATCGGCCGTCCCTGCTTCCAGGCTGACGCCCCCAAGGACGGCGGCATTTCCTCGGAAGGTGCTGCCAACTGGGAAGAACGGTATTCGTACGTTAGGACGAAACACGGTTTTCCGCCTTCGAAGACCGTTTACACCAGCCTGGGCGCCCCGGCCCACGCCACCAACGCCGCCAAGGTGGTCGGTGCCGACAGCCGCGTGCTCAGCAACTTGCACACCTTCAAGCCCAACTCCTACGAAAACGTGGTCCTGATCGGCTTTTACAGCGCTTCGCCTGATCCGTCCGACCCCATGATGGCGGTGCGCCAGCACGTATCCCTCTTTTACAAGGGCGGAAACCTCAAGTCGGAACCCGTACCGGGAAAGAAGGTCATCCACTGGGTAGGCACCGACATCTTCATGCTCCAGCACAAGGTTTCCTGGATGGGAGAGCGCTTTATCTCCAAGATGCTTACCGCGCCCGACCTCGGGGTTATCCACCTGGCCGAATGCGAAGAGACGCAAAGAGAGCTCCAGGAGCTAGGAATAGAATCTCAGGTCGTTCCCTTGCCACCCAAGCGCCTCTTTGAGCCTCTACCGTTGCCGGAAGAGTTCGCGGTCGGCATTTACGTCAACCCTACCCAAGACATGTACTTCGAAGACCTCATGTACGAATTGGCCGACGCCATGCCTGACGTCAAGTTCAGGTTCTTCGGCGACCGCCATCCCAAGATGGAAGGCAACAAGGAGTGGGTAGGCTTCGTGGATATGGGGGAGTTCCTTAAGACCGTTTCCGCCGTGGTCCGCATTACCGTCCATGACGGCCTTCCCTTGGGACCGGTGGAAGCCATGATGGCCGGCCGCCAAGTCATCGCCACCCACCCGCTAAAGTACGCCGTGACGCACGAAAAGAAGAACGGCGAGCCGGACCTGGCAACCCTTATCGAACAGGTACGGGCGCTCCAGTCTTCTTCCTTGGATCCGGAAGCGCCTTCCTATTGGAAGCGCACCCTGTCCCACGAAGCCTACCGGGAAGCGATGGACCGGATCCTCTCATGACGGTTTCCATCGTTATGCCTTGCTATAACGCCGCCCCCTGGCTGGCGCGGGCGATCAGTTCCTGCCTGAACCAGACCCTTCCTCCCTTGGAGCTGATCGTGGTTGATGACGCCTCAACCGATTCTTCCCCCAAGGTCATGGAGTGGGCCGCCACTACCTTTCCTTCGGTCAAGGTGGTGCGCCTGCCGGAGAACGGAGGACCGGCGGCGGCCATGAACGCCGGCATCCGGGAAGCCAAAGGCGACATCATCTGCTTCGCCGCCGCCGATGACCTCCAGCAGGCAGGCAAGGTCCAGGTACTAGTGGAATCGTTCGAGAAAGGCGTGGACTTTTGCTACACCGGCTACTACCACGCGACCGTCAAGGGTGAAATCTTCGAGGAGGTCCACCCCAAGCCGCTGAACCGGGAAAACATCCTGGCCAACGACTGCGCCGCCGGGGAAGCCTTGGCCGCCAAGAGGGAAGTGTTCCTCCGCATCCCCTTCCGGGAGAACCTGCGGGTAAACGAGGACATGGCCATGCTCATCGATCTGTACAAGGCCAAGCTTAAGTATGCCCTGGTGGACATACCCACCTTCCGCTACCGTTTGCTTCCCAGCGGGATTTCGTACTCGAAAAAGGCGGAGGTTGACCGCATTACCCAAGAACTAAGCACGGAACTATGACCTGGGATAAGAAACGAAAGATCAGCATCTGGGGCATGTCCAACCAAGACACCGCCGTTTACCAGTACCGCATCATCCAACCCTTGCAAGGGATCGCCAAGCAACGTTTCGCCACCGTCCACCACTTGCCGTTCTTCGGCCAGCACGCCCGCCACCTGACCTCGCCGGAGTTCCGGGAATACCAGGCGCTCGAAGGAAAGTGGGCCGACGTGCTCTTTACCACCTTGGGTTCCGACCGCCACTATCTGGCCCTGATCCTGGCCCTTAAAGAGCGCTACGGGCTGAAGCTGGTGGTAGACCTGGACGACGACATCCTAGCCACCTACCTGGAACCGAACAACCCGGCGTACTCCGCCTACGTGTCCGGTGAGGGGAAGCATGCCGAATACGCCCAACTCTGCCTCCAGCAAGCCGACTTGGTAACCGTTTCTACCGATTACCTGAAGCGCAAGTACGCTCCCCACAACGCAAACATCCTGGTAGTTCCCAACTGCCCGGACCCTTCCCTCTTTGCGCCGTCCAAACAGGAAGGACCGGTTACCATCGGTTATGCCGGCTCCGGCAGCCACCAGAAGGACTGGGAAATGGTTGAGCCGGTACTGCGCAAGCTCAAGGAAGAAAAAGGAGTCAAAATAAAGGTACTGGGTCCCATGGTGACCGCCATCGCCGATGAGCAAGTGAGTTGGGTGGAAGCCTTGGAGTACCCGAAGGCCCTTTCCGACCTCGGCATTTCCATTGGCGTCGCTCCCCTCAAGGATTCCGCCATGAGCCGAGGGAAAAGCAACCTGCGTTGGCTGGAGTACTCCATGCTCAAGGTGCCCACGGTCGCCAGCGACACGGTTCCGTTCAGGGGCATCGACAATATATTCCTCGTTTCGGAACCGGAAGATTGGGAGCGGCAATTGGCGTACCTGGTAGAAAGCCCGGAAGCCAGGAAATCTCTAGGTGAAGCCGCCTACGCCGAGGCCTTGACCAAATTCTCCCAGGAAGCGGTATCGCGCGACCTCTTTTCCTCCTTCAAGGACCTCTTCTAAGCTGGGACAACCGGTAGGTAGCGGCTATATACTGGATCCAAAGCCACTAATGCCAGCCAATGGACCGAGTAACCGACCAACAGGTAGCTTCCGAATTCCGCGTCATCCAGGCCGTGCTGGAAGAACCGTCGATTCCCAGCGTGCGCGCCGACGGCCCGGTTTCTCGGTCGGCGGAAGACTTGGCCGCCATAGAGCCTTCCTTTTCGGAGCACCAGTCGGTAACGGGGCTGCCCTTCGTTGCGACCTACTATAAGCTCGACAAGGTATTCCAAGACATCATGGTTCCCGACCGGACCAACGTTTCCCGGGTCAACGCCTGGGTTGCCAAGCGCCTCCAAGAAGGCGGCTACCAGGATACGGCGGAAGCGGCCGCTTCCATCCTCAAGGGACTTGAGGACAAGCTTGGCCTGAACGACTACCAGGATCCCTACTACAAGCTGGACAAGCTTGGCGCCTACGTCCGGGCGCTGGAGCCGGGAGGGCGGCCCGTTGACCTGCGCCGCCAGCTCTTGGCCGGCCAGCGTAACCGGGAAACCAACGGGAGGTTCCGATGAGCGTACCCACCCCCTCTACCAAGTACACCGAACAGCATATCCTCAACCGCAGTTATGACGAGCGGTTCGAAGTGCTGGCCTTCGAGCCGATGGAACGCACCGGCCCTTCTTCCGTTTCCTCGCCGGTTTCCAAGCAGACGGCCGTGAAGGTCCAAACTGCCGGCACCGTTACCTACGTGGCGAAGGCAGCAATCGGTAGCGACCAGGCGGCGGCGGTGTGGCAGGCCAAAAAGATCGATTCCAGTTCAGGCGTCGCCATAACCTGGGCGGACGGCAACGCCGACTTTGACAACGTGGCGACCGACCTTTCGCTCCTAACCTATTCCTGATGGCAATCGTACCGAAGTATGACGTTCTGCTGGATGAGATACGGGAAGAGGACCTGGGTTACGGCACGGCGGACAACCCCTTTCCGTCCAGCGGTTTTTACATGTACGACGCGTTGGGAGCCTTGCAGATCGTAACCATAAGCGCGGCCGGGGCATTCGTCATAACGCCGGCGAGTCCTCCCACCGTTACCACTAACGTCATCCTCAAGGAACTGGGGGGCAATTACATACTAAAGGGATACAACTAATGGCAGTCATCATATCCGACAACTTTACCCGCGCCGATTCCACCACGGTGGGCAATTCCTGGGTCGATACCTACTCGAAGTATAAGATTGCCAGTAACACTTTGCAGGCCAGGGCCAGTATCGCCAACCTGGCGTCAACCACCATCAACGCTTCCGCTTCCGCTGGTACCAACAGCGTATCGTTGGCCTCCGGGGGTACCAGTTACGCCGCCGGGGACCTGGTAATGGTAGGAAGGGGTTTGTCCACGGTCGAGCACATGGTAGTTTCCACTTCCACTACCACCAGCATCACCTTTACCACCAACTTCGTTAACGCCCATAGCTCCGGCGAGACCATCCAGCGCCAACAGTACGTCCCGCTTCTGCGTCCCAACACGGAAAACGTGCGGGACGAACAGGTGATCCTGGACATGGCCGCCCTCCCCACGTCTACCCAGTACCTGACGTCCGTTTACCTCCGCTGGCAGGATCCGGGCAATTACATCCGGATGCTCTTTTCCTGGAGCACTGCCTTTACCCAGGTGACGGTTTCGCTTTTCCAAGCGGTAAACGGCACCGAAACCGGCGTTAGTCCCACCGATAACTTCACGGCCACGGCTGGTTACATTCCCCGGTGGGTCATTACCGTGTACGGTACCAATCCTACCACGGTAAACCTCAAGCCGTTCCGCAACGTAAGCGGTACGTACTCTTCCCTCCAAACCTCGGGCGGCATCAAGAACCAGGACTGGACCATTTCCACGGCTACCAACTCCGCGGTCCAAAGCGCCGGTTACTGCGGACTGGCCATTGCCTCCGGCAGCGTCAACGGCATCACCGGCTTTACCTACTACGATGCCACCGACCAGAGCGTGGCGGTGAACGATACCCAGGCCGACAAGGGTTTTTCCCCGTACGTCTGGTACAAGAACGGTTCTACCTACTACCAAACCCAGCACACGAGCGCCTACCTGAAACTTAAGTTCACCGGTACCCACTTGGCCTTCACCCAGGACACGTCCCACTGGCAGTCAGGCTATACCGCGGGACCGGTCTTCAAATACAGCATCGACGGTTCCACTTGGCAGTACCCGTCCGGTTCCAGCTCCGGTACCATCACCTTGGCCAATTCCCTGGTATACGGTACCCATACGTGCCAGATTTACTGGCGGGTAATGGTCGCTGGCGGTACCCAGGACTTATGGACCACGCCGGCTTCCAGCCAGCGGATAACCGGCTTCATCCTGGACAACGGCGAATCGTTCCTTGATCCCGGCATGAAGTCCGCCAAGGCCCTCTGGTTCTGCGATTCCCTGGGCCTTGGCCCGACCGCCGGGGACGTGGATACCCAGGCCGATCCCGCCGCCAACTTCGCCGCCGGGCTTTCCGCAGCCCTGGTTGCCGAATACGGGAGCGTGGCCTTCGGGGGCCAAGGCTACGGTTCCGCGGGGGTATCTAACGTCCCCCAGCTTTATGACGGGACTACTGACTCCAACCAAACGTGGAACAAGTACTTTTCCGGCCAGAGCAGGCTTTCGGCAGGCCTGTTTTCGCCTGCGCCGACCTATATCATCTGCCAGCAAAGCATCAACGATTACATCCACTCCACCTCTTCGGCGACGTACATCGCCAACATCAAGGGCGCCCTTACCGCCTGGAGGACCGCGGCTCCCAACGCCAAGATCATTATTTTCACGGCGTTCCAAGGAAACCTGTCAACCAGTTCCATGCCCAACGGCATATGGACCGACATGGCTACGGCGTATGCCCAGTACCAGGCAGCCACTCCTGACCAAAACTGCTTCTTCATTCAGCTTGACTCCTCAGTAACCGCCGGATTTACCAGCACTCGGTACGATGGAGCGAGCTCCGGTACTTCCGGAACGGCCGATGGAACCCACCCTATCCTTTCCGAGGAAGTTCCCCTTATCGCGTACTTAAGCCGTGGCGTCTTCCCGGCTCTTTACCCCGCGATCCAGAAAGTCTCATCCAATAACATGTCAGGAGGAATATAATGCCCAAGCAAAACTTCAAAAAAGGCACGACCAGCAAGACGGTCAAGGTATTCATCCAATCGGCCACCACCGGTAACCCCATTACCGGTATCGCTTACAACAGCGTCGGCCTTACCGCCTACTACATTAAGGAAGGTTCTTCCTCAGCCACGGCCATTACCCTGGCCTCCGGTACCCTGGGTACGTGGTCCAGTGGAGGGTTCGCCGAGGTTGACGCAACCAACATGCCCGGCCTGTACGAACTGGGCATACCCAACGCCGCCCTTACCTCGGCGAACACCTGCCACGTTTACCTCACCGGCTATTCCGGCATGGTCCCCGTCATCATGGAGATCCAGCTGGAAAACGTGGACAACCAGGACGCCGTGCGCTACGGGATGACGGCCCTTCCGAACGCGAACGCCAGCGCTTCGGGCGGCTTGCCGACCTTCGGCACCTCTTCTGGCCAAATAACCCTTTCCGGCGGGGCGGTGACCGTGGGGACCAACAGTGATAAGACCGGCTACAGCCTTAGCCAGTCCTTCCCGTCCAACTTCTCATCGCTTGCCATCAACGGTTCCGGGTTGGTGAAGCTTGACCTGACCCAAGCCGTTCCCACTTCCAACACCGCCGAAACCGTGGGAGATGCCCTGAATGCCGCGCGGGCCGATGGATTCGGCAAGTGGGTGAAGTCCGGAACCACGGTAACCCTGTACGCCAACGACGGAACCACGGCGGTCCGGAGCTTTACCCTTGACAGTTCCACGTCGCCTACTTCCCGCACCTAAGGACAGTTCTTCCTTAAGGTCCATATAATAAAATCAACAAACAAGCATTAACGATCACACCATGTCCCAATTACTGGACCAGATCGGGAGCGAGGCCGACCAGGCGCTTCGCCCCACCCAAGACCAGCGGCTTTCCCAGATGCGTGCCATCCTGGAAGCCAAGAAGGAAGAACTGACCCGCGACCGCCAATCCCTAGCTGACCGCCGGGCCAACCTTGACGCCGAGGAAGCTTCCTTCGCCGGCCGCGAGCAGGAGTTGACCGACGCTTCCAACGAATTGGAAGCCATGGTAAGCCCTGAAAGCCAAGGCTAAGATGCACCTGACCGAAACGCTGGCGGTGTCCCTGTTCCTTCCCTTGTGCGTGGTCGTCATCGGCCAGGTACTCGGCCATAAGCTTAACCGTGACCAATACGAGCTTACGAAGGAAATGCGCGACGTCCTGAAAAAGATAGAAGAGAACCAACCGAAAGGATAACCATGCAGATTTACAAGCAAACCGATCCTTCCTGGGAAGCCTTGCCGCTCGGCAATTCCCCCTACAAGATGGGAGAGCCGGGCGTCGGGTACGGCTGTACCACCGTCGCCGTGGCGCAGCTTCTCGCCCTGGCCGGCTGGGACATCAACCCGGCCCAGGTCTGCCAATCCCTTGAGGCGAACGGCGGCTATACCGACCAAAGCAACAAGCTCGGCGGCGGCTTGCTCATTTGGGACAAACTGATGCAGGCCTATCCCCAGTTCCACTGGAAAGGAGGCGGACCGTACCACCTGTGGTCCGGACGCTACGGCGCTTCCGTTCACTGGCTTTCCGAGAAGGACGGTACCTTTTACGACTCGATTACCGGACGTTCGTTCGGCAGCAAGGAAGAGGCGGAGGCAACCGTCGGCGTGAAGGGGCTTACGCTCACGTACGCCAACTCAATCGACCAGGCGCCGGTTCCCGTCAACGTCAACTTCTTCGGCACCGTCTCCGTAAGCCTGCTGAATGCCCGCCAGGAAGCCACCCGTGACTCCGCCACGATCAAGCAGGTCGGTCGGGGAACCCTGGTCGAATTCCTGGAAAAGAAGGATGACGGCGAAATGGTGGACGGAAACTCCACGTGGTACAAGCGGGCCGAAGAAGGCCTGTGGATGTGGAGCGGTGGCATTACCCTCAAGTAACCAATAAGTAACGTATTACCATGGACAAGGTATTCTGGCGTCGGAGCGAATGGTGGGCAGCGGTGGCATTCCCCTGGCTGGCCACGGTGATCGACAGTTTGCAGCACCTCATCAGCAACGGCAACCTGCCGGCGGACAACCCCGTGTACATCCTCCTCCTGAAGAGCACGGCCATCCTGACCGGCCTGTACACCCTGGGACGGGCCTTCGTAAAGGGCAAGTCCGTTGACAGCGGCCAGGCCCAAGGCTAGGATAAGGACATCCGGCCCCACCGGATCCCTTTGCCCGTCATCGCACAGGAAAAAACGCCCCGTCCTATACCGGGGCGTTTTTAGTGGGTATTGACAAGGGTTTGGGCGCGGGAGCACAATGGAGTGGCAACGCGGATGCGTGGCCCCTGAACGATTAGGCTGATCCTAGGTAGCCGAAAGATCCCGGGCCGGGCCCAGCGCGCCGCACCGTACTAAGAACCGTTAGGATAAGGAGTAACCCTTCTGAAAGTAAGCGGTTCTTTTTTATTGGCCTCCCACATTACTTACAGGTCTTGCAAATATTCATCGATAATCCTTTTTGCCTCCTCGAAACCGACGGCGAACTCAGCCGCGTAACGGCGTTTCCTTAACCGGTCCAGCAATGCCGCCTGCTCCCTGATATGCCGGTCGGCGGTCAGCTCGCCGTTCTTTTTGTATACGCAGGTCCCTTCTCGCTTGAGTTCCAAGAAAAGGCCGCAGTACTGAGGTCCTTCCTGGTGGCCTTCGTCCCATTCGTGCCACTTCGGCTGGGCAACGAAGATGTCGGGCCAGGCGCGTCCCTGCTGGACCGCCTTGGCTTGGCGGGCTTGGGACATGGTAAGCCGTACCCCTGCCATGTCGGTGTGCCACAGGACATCCGGATAGCGGTAGCGCAAGTACTGGGCTACCTGGAGGTGGAGGTCGGCTTCGGTCATTTGGCAGCCGTCCTTACGGCGTACACCGGCAGCGGAAACCCGTTATCGGGCAGCGGTTCCGCGGTAGCCACGATTACCAAGAAGAAAAACAAGAGGAAGAGCACAATGAAGGCGGCGACGCGGTACCAGCGTTGCTTGGATAGCGGGGGTCCGGGTATGTACCTCATGGTATTCCCATGATACGTCAGCCTGGACCGCAAATCCACCTATCCTACCTTTCCCCTTCCTCCAGGTCGGCGTCACCGGATTCTATGGCATCAAGCGCCACGTTGAAGGAAGGATACCGTCCAAGGACCGTGACGTGTCCCCCTTCTTCGAATCTGGCTACTTCGATGGGAGCCGCCCCATATGCCTGTTTCATGAGGAACTGGAACCGTTCGGCGAGAGGTTCGTCCCCAGGGGATACCTCGTCAGGGAAAACGGCCCGGTCTATCACGGAGTAGCGTTGCCCTTCGTGTTCCCATATCTGTTGGTTCTTGCGCTTGGAAGAGATTTCCTTCATGGGGGTATCGTGGTTATTCGGTTGGTTTTCGGCCCAGGGCGTCGGCCAGCTTGTTGGCTAGGATCACGTATTCGCGCTCCCAGTCCACGGGTTGCGCTTGGACCTTTTCGACCGTATCGTTTTCCCATCTCAATCGCCCTGCTCCTACTCCTAATAGTTCCTCAGTGTTTCTATCGGGGGCGGTGGATGACATTTCTTTTTCCGATTCCGAATCAGCTGGGATCGGCGTAACGATAACGGTTTGCTTCGGATGCTGGTTCATCTCCTTCAGTTTGTAGTCCCACTTGGTCGCTTCGACGATTCCTTTCTGGGTCAGGGTCAAGAAAATTAACTTACCCTTTTCCTTCCTGGATGTTATCCATCCCTTTGCCTGCATCAGCTTTATGCTTCCCGTACTTATCTGTCCTTTCTTTCGAAGTAAGCGCCGTATTTCAATAAGGCTCAGCGGACCGTCAAGGAGAAGTACCAGTATCTTGTACGGCAACCTTTTGTCTACTTTCATTCCTTTGTTCATCGTCTTTCGGTTAGTTATTAGTTCTTACAATGGAGCTATTTCCTTTTCCGTGGTCATTATTCCTTCTTCTGGTTCACAGGTTCTTCGCTAAGCGCCTTCTTTAGAATGGCCCAGTGCGCCTCTACGATGGCTTCGGTCCTGCCAAGGCGGTAACCTATGTAGATGCCGAATCCAACATTTATGCAGGTAGCTATGATTTCTCCGATCATTCTTTCTCCTTCTCCCCGACGGGGGTAATTATTTTTCTCATGCTTATAAGTGCGTTGTATGGATTGCCTAGCTTTCTCCGCGCGCACCTGCCGCACATGGGTTTCCATTCTCCCTCTAGTGTTTCCTGTTCCCACATCGGCTTGTTCGGTAAGTAACCGTATTTACACCAGTTACAAGGTACCTTACTCACGGTCGGTTCCTTCCTCCTCGGCGAGTAGATGGTCGTTAGTCATAGTTCTTTTAGTAACTTATAGAATCCGTAGATTACCAACCCCACAAGGCATGCAACCAGGATAGTGCCTGCGATGCCAAGGATGCCCAGTAAAATGCCTGCTAAGTCCATAATGGTTGGTTAATCATTGGATTTAGGATTACCGTCATAGAACTTCTCCTGCAGGTAGGCCATATGGCCTACCACTTGACTATGCACGTCACTTGGAAGGTCGGTCCGCATGCTTAGGGATATCGCCTGTTCGTCCGTCAGGTTGGGAATAGGAGGGTAGCAGGTATTCATTCTTCCTCCTTCTCCCCGCCCCCGGCGGACGCGCCGAGCAGTTCGGCCATGGCTATATCAACTTCTTGGTAGAAGTATCCTTGTTGTACTGTCGGCAATTCACCGTCAAATGGTTCTCCTGAAATCTTCTTCGCCTTCTCCCTCATATCCCGCACACCAGCCCTGTATCCGTCTTGGTACAGCAGGCGGCCGGAGTTGTCCATTTTGGCTTGGCCTTCTCTCACGCCGCGGGCGTAGGCCTGCCGTTCCAAGCGGCCCACCATTTCTTCCAGTTCATGGAAAACCATGCCATAGGGATCAACCTTGTACGGGGAAAGTACCTCCAGCATTTCGGACAGTTTTTCGTCGGTCATATTCCCCCTTCTCCCCGCCCGCTGCCACGAACCGTTTTCCTTCGGTAAATGATACGGCGGGTGAGCAGAACGATGCCGACCAGTAAAATTAACATAAATCCAATAAATAGCGCGTCACCGATAAGGTGGTCCCGACGCGAAACGACGACCGTCCTACCTTCCTGCTGTTCGACTACGGTTTGCTGGTATGCCGGCCTGTCGAAAAGCCACAGGTAGAACCAGGGATTATAGCCGTAACCGTAACTGTAGGGGAAGAACGGCGTGTATCCCCATCCTCCTCCGCTCCCGTAACCGTAACTGACGCTGTGGTAGTTGTTCACGACGACGTTTCCGTTCGAAGTACTGTGCGTGGGGACGCTTTGGCTGTAGGCGCTTCTCCCGGTGGATTTGGTGGTGGTACCGGTACCGCTCCTACCGGTCACGTTCGTGGTTCCTGAATTGGCAGAGCTTTTTCCCGTACTGCCGCCGCTGGAAGTACCGCTCCTACCGGTACCGCTTGAAGAACCCGAATAGGAAGATCTCCCGGTAGACCCTGAAGAGTAACTCTTGGAAGGCGCCGAGTAGGAAGAGCGTCCGGTACTGCTGGAGGCTATGAGATACGTTTCCATCTCCTTATCCTAAGGTAGGCTCATCGGGAAGGGAAAACTGGCTCCACTTATCGTTACCCTCGTCATAAACCCATACGCGGCCCTTGTCGTCGATCACGAAGACGAAGCTGTTGCCGGTGAAGAAGATGTCGATTACTTTGATCTTGGGCATAATTGGTAGTTAGGCTGGTTAGTTTTTCTCTTCCCTGTCCAGGTACAGGACCTTGGTGAGGGCGTATCTCAGTATGGATAGCAGGTTGGTCATGGCTTTTATTTAGGGTTATTGGCTTTCTCCTCCCATAGGTAGTCAATCGGATTCTCTCCTTTTATCACGCGGTCCAGGGTACCGTGCATGGTCTGCCTGTACCGCTTACCAAATAGCGCCTTGTGGAAGGCCGGATTGAAGATGATGGGATAGTGGGTGTTGTAGGCGATCTTGCCAAGGATCTGGGCCACGTAATACCGGTTCACGAAACCGCCGTCACGCTTTGCCCAATCCAACAAGTCGTTCAGGCGTTCAAGGTTTCCCATGGCTCCCCGCTTCTTTGCTTCCTGTCGTATAACCGGCGTAAAAGCTTTCCAAGAGATAGGCGTTAATCCCGGCCCCTTTCTTTTGGGGGGATTCGAAGAACTTGGCCTTGGCGAAGTCGATGGACTTGCCGTCTTTGGCGTAGAAGAGAATCGCCGCGTTGTTACGATTATCCGCGCTGTGGCCGGCCACTATTACCACTTCGGATTCCTTGCCCTTCTGGTCCTTTTTCTTCCCCTTGGTATGCTTCTCGGTTACCCGGGCGTTGCTTACCAGGAATACGGCCACCGGCATAAACTCTTCCATGCTCATGTTCCCGGCTATTCCCTTTCCCGCCTCGAAGAGTATTCCGTTGCGTTCCTCAGAGGAGCCGCCCAACGATTCGAATGCTACCAACGCTTTCTCACGCTTTCCGCCGGCTCCCCGGTGCCCGTGGACAGTGAGGGTGGCAAGCGGACCTTTTTTCTCTTCTGCTACCCATTTGGCCGTTTCGTTGGCCAGGTCGCGCATCAGTACGTTCAGTTCGGTATCGCTGGGAAGGTGGGGACCGGGAAACCCAACCATCCGCTCGATGCTTTCCTCCAGCTTCCGGAGGTGCTCTTCCCGTCCGAGGACTTTGGTCATTTGGAACCTCCTGGCACGGCCATCTTCTCCAGGGCGGTTTCGGCGGCGGACTCCGCAAGGAGCTGCATGAACTCCCGGGTATGGTCCCGCTTCGATTCCACGTAGCGGTGGGCATCGGCCCAGCTGCGGATTTCCGGCTCTTCGACCATGTCCTCAAGGACGCCGATAAGCTTTTTCAGGGCAAGGTCGTTAAAGGCAAGCATGGCGTCCTTGAGGATTTCAACGTCCCGTTCGGAAGGCTGGCTCATGATTCCTCCCCGAGATCGGTTACGGTCCAGGTTTCGTAGGGACGCCCGAAAACGTCTACCTTGCGCTCCTTCTGGGCCGCGTCAACGTCGGCCTCGAAATGGGCACCGCTTACCGGGCAGATCCACATCCGGGGCTGGTCGGTAGGAGACATTTCAACGGTGTGATTTGGGCATTTTGGTCTGGACATGGTAAGTGAAAGGTTATTTTCTAATAGTCGTTTGAAAGAAAAGTAGTTTCTGGCGTGAGCAGCAGACAGCAACAAGTCGAACAGTGCGGTTGAGCGGTGAACCCAGTAAAACTCAACGCCAGCCAGAAGGAGTACAAGGAAGGAAAACAATGCGGATAGCAGCATCCACTTTCTTAAGTAACGTGAACGGTCATCCATGCTTCTCTCCCAGGATTATGCCGAAGTTGAGGCTTCCGTCCCATTCGAATCCGATTACTTCGTGCTTTTCCATGCACTTGCGCATAAAGTCCCTGACCTGCGGATCGATGCGGTAATAGGCGGTACCTTTGGAAGCGGCAACCGGCAGGTTGATATCGATGGCGATGAGCGGCTTGTCTTCGGTAATCACTTCGCTCCTTTCGCCTTGCTCTTGGCCTTTTCCTCGGCCCTGCGCATGATGTCGGACGATACCGATTGCTGCTCCACGGTAAGGTTGCCGGACCCCATGCCGAGGTCAGGTCGTCCGCCAGCCAGCCGTGGCAGCTTGGCTTGCTGCTCGTACGCGGCTTGGAACCCGTTCAGGCTCTCAACTTCCTTCTCGATGGCGGCCTTGAAGCACGCCATGTCGATGGTGTCCATCTTCCTGAAGGCGGCTTGGCGGGCGGCGTTCAGGACGGCGTTCTTGATGTTGCCGCCGGCGATGGGATAGGAAGCCAAGGCCTTGAAGTCCACGTCCTTGGAAAGGGGCGCCTTTTCGGGGACCAAGCGCCGCCAAATGGCTTCCCGCTGCGTTTCGTCCGGAAAGGAGAATTCGATCTTGGCGCTGACTCTCCGCTCGAAGGCTGGATCCATGCGGCCGAGGCGGTTAGTGGTGAATATTACTATCCCAGTATAGTGTTCCAGGGACGTCAGTAAAGCGTTGATCTGAGCACCCAGGATCATTCCCACTTCGTTGCGGTCGGCAATGAGGGAATCGCACTCATCGAACATCAGCACTTGGTTCTTCTTCTGGGCCTCTTCGAAGAATGCCTTGATGGCCCGTTCCGCCCCGCCCGGTTCTGAGGATTGGATCTCGCCGGAGGAAACCATCTTGAAGGTACGGCCCAGCTCGTCGGCGATAGCCTGGCCCATGAGGGTCTTGCCGGTACCCGGTACGCCGTAGAAGAGCAGGGAAACCGCGGTGCCCTTTTCGAATACCTCGCCGAATCCCCATTCCTCGAAGATCTTGTCGGTGTGTTCCACCTGGGAAACGGCGGCGCGGATCAGGTCCTTCTTGTCTTCCGGCATGACGACCGAATCCATGGTAAGGACTACCTTCGCCTTACTTTTCCGGTTTGGTTCGGCGAACGAGTACCATGAATCGGAATAAACGTCACTGGTAACCGTCATGTTATGGCTGTCATAGTGAACGGTAGAACCGTCATGATCCATCACGTCCACGTCAATAAGGTTGAACTTTACCCGTACTAATAACAGGTGGGAAGGGTAGCTAAGCGCGTAAGCACTACCAAATTGACCTGTTGGGGGATATTTTTCTGTCACTACGTCGTAAATAGTTCCCACGACTGTATAACCGGATTCTGCGAAGAACATGGTTATTTTCTTACCTTCCCAACCAAGCAGGGGTAACTGAGTCACCTCTTTTAGCGGGCGTCTGTCCTTTTTGTCTATCTTTGGCTCGTATGATGCCTTTGCCATCGTCTTGTTGTTAGTTGTGGGAGCCGAATACGCCGTTGCGGTCGTAGTAACCGTAGGAGAATAATGAGCGGACGCGAAAGGGTTTTGACCACTCAGTGCGTTCTTTATTTTCTGAAGTGCTGCGGCATTAGCGGCGTTAATCGAATGCGTTGAAAGGGAGTTTAGGTTGTTATCTCCTAAGATAGCCATTACATCTCCCTTTCTTCCAATTCGATTATTTCGTTCGCCGCTTGCTCAAGGTACCAATCGTCGTCCTTCTTGACCCCTTTAGCCTGGTCAATCAGCATGCGGTCATTCCACTTGGACCGTATTTCGCGCCTCGAAGGGCGGTCCGGTCGGCGTGATCCGCGCTCCCTTCCCTCGCCGCCGTTTGCCCTTCCTTTCATCCACTTCCTGAACTCTAGCAGGCCGGGAATGAGGTCTTTTACCAGGAACTTTACCGATTCCAGGAAAACGTAGGTTGCCGCCATGTACCAGACTGCTTCCAAGGGCGATGTCACTCTTCCTCCTTCCGCCGGTTAACCAGGAACGACAGGGCCAGCACGTTGACGATCAGGACGCCCCACAGGTTTTTGGAAGCCTCCGGGTTCGCCGCGGTTCCCGCAACAAGCGCCAGCAGGTACAGGAACGGGTAATCTCGTTTTTTCATAGGGTTATTTGCTACGTTCTAGCGTTCCTCTTCCCAGGGCCACCGCCTTGGGATACCACTTCTCCAACTCGCGGACGGTAGGGTTTCCTTCGCATACCTTCTCGGTTACGCGCCGCAGGGTATGCCGGCGGTCCAGCAGCTTGACCTCGGGCCGGTTGCGGATGATCTGGGCCAGTATCTTCATGGACGTGCGGAAGTCGGCCAGTTCGTCTGTTCCTGAAAGCTTGTGTATCGTCATCGTCTTTCCTTGCTTAGGTGTTAGTCTTTTGAAACGTACTCATTCCCCCACGCCAGCACGTCTTCCTTGTCCAGCAGGTTGGTATTGCCCTTCTTGACGTGGTCTATCCTGTTCTCCATGATCCGCGTGCGCACCAGTTCGTCACTCTTCCCTATAAGCCTTGCCGCCTGCGGAGGCGTCAGCACCTCTTCCTCTATGATCCGCCGGATGCTTTCTCGCATGTCAGGAAATGTCGGTTATGTTCTTGTAGTTTCCCTTGGTAGTAACGTTCGCCTCGATGGTGCCTTCCTGGACCTTGGGGAAGAGCTTTTCGTCGAACACGCTCATCCAACCCCGGTCGGTCTGGACCTTGAGGTACGGTTCGCCGGAGCTCGTCTTTTTCCTCTCCACGGCGAAGACCCGCAACTGGGCGTAGCCGGGAGGAGGCAGCTGGTCCGGTTCGTCGGTCCAGTGGGCTTCCGGCTCATGGCCGTAGTCCCCGTCCGCTATGGCCTCGGACGCTGCTTTCAAGGCCGTTCCTTGGGCTTTTTGGGGGGAAGCCGGCTGTTGGTACCTGTTAGGTGCCTGGGCGGCTTCCTGCTCGTTCTCAGGGTCGTCCCCGGTGGGAATGAGGAAGCTGCTGGTAAGGACGTACTTCACGGCGCCGGTGATCGCCTTGTAGAGGCCCTTGTCGCCGGCGTCCTGGCCCTGGCCGCAAAAGGTGCCTTCCATGGTTGAGCCGTCGTCCACGTCCACGAAGGAATAGTGGGCCGTTATGGTGGTGGTAAGCTTGTCCAACCCCTTGGCGTCCTTGCCGTAGGTAACTTCCTGGTTGGTGATTTCAAGCTGGAACAGGATGCCGTGCTCGACCAGCAAGGGCTGGATGGCCCGCTTGATGGCGTATTCGGACGCGTATTCGTAGTGTTGGAAGTCGTTGGTCTTGTCCTTGGCGATGGTGCCGACCTTTCCCATGACGGCAGCCATCTTCCCGTAGATGCCGGGTACCTTCGGTTCGGTCATATCCCCTCCTCCAGCAGGCTGCGGATGGAACTTCCGTACACGGATTCCAACCGGCGGGCGAAGGCGCGGCTGCGCTCCCTACCTTCCAGCCACCGTTCGTACGCCAGGTTGGCGTCAAGCTCCATTTCGCGCTCCATCGCTTCCCACTGCTCTAAGCTCGCCGCCCCGCCCCACGCCGCCTCTATGCGCTCCGCCGTCATCGTTTCCATGAAAAATGCTTACTGGTAAGTTGTTATCCGTAAAAGGATTAGCCGTACGACGCCGTTTCCAGGTCGTACAGGTCGCTTTGGTAGGCCGTCCTGGCTTCAAGGTCACGCTCCGTTTCCCGTTCCAGCCAGGCCTCCCAGGCCAGGGGCTCGGTACCGGTTTCCTCGCAGAACTCCAGGTAGCCTTCGTAGAACAGCTTGTAGGTTTCCTCTTCGTACATCGCTTTTTTCGTTAGGTGCTGGCTAATATGCACTTATATTAACACTGGTGTTAACCGTTGTCAAGCCCTTTGCCTTTCTGTTTCTTCGCTTCGTGCATCATGCGGGAATGGGCGGCTTTCTGCTCGGGAGTACGGAGGCTCTGGGAGCGCTTTCCGCCTTTCTTTCCCAGTTCGGACATGTAGCGGGAAAGCTCGGATTTCGGGTCGTTTCCAAGGTCGGTGGTGGTGTTCATGGCCTGATCGTATCACGTGCTAAGCCGCCTTGCAATTGCTAAGCCGCTTTGCTATGCTCATGCCAGTCCGGACCGGATCAAAACACTTCCAATGGTCCAAGGTCCGGACCCTTTACCCCGGAGGTAACCCCGGACTCCACATTCGGGGATGGCACTGAAAAATGGACGAAGAAGAAAAAGAAAGGGAGAGAACGATGGACCAAGACAAGCAGAGGATCGTCACGATGCTCTACATGATAGACTGGACGGTAACGTCCGAACAGGAAGCCGCCAAACAGATAGGCTGCAGCGTTTCCCGGCTCAGGGAGATCCAGGCCGAACTTGACGGAGATCACGACTAGCAACATTATTTACGGGCCGAAGCTTTTACGCCTAGGCCCTCCCACACATGCCTGTTGGGCGGACGGACCGCAAGGAAAAGTGCTCAGGCTTTCCTTCCGCATCACGAACAATTATGCGGTAAGCCCGGTTCGACTCCGGGAACAGGCACTAAAACAAGCTGGAGAGGCGAAAGGATCGCGGCAAGACGGAGAAAGTGCGCCGGAAAAGGCTACTAGTCCAAGCCCCGGCAATATCAGTTCGAATCTGATCTCCAGCGCAATATCCCAACGAGGCGAGTGGATCGCAAGCGGAGGATCAAGAAGGTTTTGGTACTTTTTCCCTCACCTTGGCGTACCAAATCCCAGTTCGATTCTGGGCGTTGGGGCCTTAAAGCGGCAGTTGGCGTAATGCGGAGTGGTACCAAGTCCCTTAAACAAGGTTGCCCTAGCGCAAGTTCGAATCTTGCCTGCCGCTTTGAGAGCATTTGACAACCAGTTCCCTCCAAGAAGCGGCGGCGGGCGGAGAACCGCTACGGTGACCCGGGAAGAAATAGTTAGCTCCGGCTGCAAGGCTACAAACCCTTGCCCGCTTCTTGGAGGGAACTTACAGGCATAACCCATACCGATGGTAGAGATAGGAGACAACTTGAGGAACACCATACAATCCATCGGCTTCTTCCTCTTCATGGCGGTGATGGCCAACGGGTGGCCGAGACGGAAAGACAAGGACAAGTAAATTGACAACTAACGCCTTGCAAATGGTAATGACATGAATGTCGTTACCGGCGCGTTGCGCGGGACGGTGGGGCGCTGAACAGGCTTGCATAGCCGCCACGCTCCAGCTATGCCCGTCCCGCGGAGCGCACCGAAAGGTAACGTTCCAAAAACTGGACCCCTTGAAGGAAAACCGTACCGGTACCGTTCGCCCCGTTTGTAAGTACCAGACCCATTCGGGGGTACCGGACCGGTTCCGGGGCACAGGGTTTGGGGAGGGTGTGGCCCACACTGCTTATTAAAGAGCCCGCCGACTTGTCCCCATTGGGTCGGCGCCCCGGAACCGGGAACCTCGGGGGAGCGGGGCGAATAGCCAATAAGCCCTCAGTTCCTTCTTAGGAGGGAATTGTTCCACAACCTCCCCGGAGGGGACCGGAACCAAGCAGCTAACAAGTAACTGGAAACCATGCCTGACATAAAAGGGCACCGCAACCTAAGCGACGAGGAAGTGGCGCTGATAAACGAGATAAAGGAAAAGGCGGAAGAGTGCGGAGCGCTCGTGGAAAAGCTGCGCGGTCCCCAAAACGTATCCAAGGGACAAGTCCTGTTGGTAGAAGACCCTGCCGGCGAACTGCTTAAAATTCCTCGCCCTGACCAGCGGTGGGTATCCATCGGAGCTACCGACCTCCAGACCGGGTTCATGGCGCTGACGCGGTCCGTGGCCAAGCCGGAAAGCTTCTAATGGTCCTGGTACTCATCCTCACCTGGATCCTGAAGGGACTGGGCGTGCATGACGCCGTCCTCCTGTGGCATTGGTTCGGCAGCCACGTCTTGGCGACCGTGCTCATGGTATTGTTTTTGGCATAACGACTAACGAAAGGAGCAAGAATGGGTACGTACACCAGGAAGGGGTTCGTAACGATAAGCGACCGGGAACTCACGGAGGTACCGGAAGGAAAGGCGGAATCCCGGCTTCCCCAGGGAGAGCCGGCAGTCACGCTGATGGCAAACCCCCGTTACCTGGTCGAAGCGCTTTCAGCGTTTCCGGATTCGGATTTGGTGGAGATGCGGGTATGGGGACCGGTTTCCCCCGTGGTATTTCAGTCCCAGGAGACCTTGGCCGCGGTAATGCCCATCCTATTGGATGAGGAGAAGGGGGAATGATGGACGGACTGGTGATTTTCTTGGCAGGGCTAATCCTTGCGGTGATGACCGAGGAAGCCCCAAAATGGGTGAGGACGATGGTTTGGGTGGCCTTGGTGGTCATAGGGGTGCTCATGGGCGCCTTAAGCCGGTTCAGGGCATGAAAACGACCGCCGTTACCAGCGAAAAGGAGCTCGGTCCCTGTCCGAAGTGCGGCGTGGAACTCCTGCTTCCCTCATCGTGCCGCAGCCACTCCGCTAACCGGTACAAAGCCAGGCGCCAGCGCGACCTGCCGCTTGCCCCCTGCGCCGAGTGCGGCACCTTGTGCGTAGGCAAGACCTGCTCGGTCACCTGCCGCAACCGCTGGATAGCCAAGAACCATCGGCCGTCCGACTTCGGCCTGAGGGATTGCGCCGTATGCGGCGCGGAATTCCGCGCCGCCAAGAAGAACCAGCTGTACTGCTCGATGCGCTGCCAGCACAAGAGGAACGCCGAAGCGTACAAGGATACCGACTGGTACCGGGAGATGAAGGAGCGGTCTTCCAATAAGAAGGTGAGCCGCCAGCGCATCGGCCTGAACATCAGGGACAGCCACCTGCAAATCCCTTCCCGGGACGCCAAGTGGCTCTGGGACGGCGTCGGCAAGTGGAGCGTGAAGTACTGGCCGGAAATCCAGGAATGCCTGGAATGCGGCACCAACGTCTACCGCCACGAGTCGCACGGCATCTGCGAGCGCTGCTACTCCCTCATGAAGCCGAAGGACCCGGAACAGGTGCGCAAGTGGCAGCGCAAGTCGTACGAGAAGGCCAAGTCCGTCCGTAGGCTGTCCGCCCAGCAGTCAAAGGATTGGATCGCCAAGGCCAAGGCGAAGGAGATCGAGATAACGCCGACCATCGGCAACCTCCTGGAAAACCTGGAAAGGCTGTAACCTCCCTTCCTGAACGCCCCGCCGGTTCAGGTATAACGAACTAAATCCCGTGCGGAAGCGCACTGGGCACCGGAAGTCCTGCAAGGGGCTTCCTTTGGTTTTCCCGCGCAAAAACAAAAACGGCCCCTCTTGCGAGGCGGACCGTCTTTGCAGGTAGCAGTCGTATTACTGGTACGCTACCACAACGGGTCTTGCCTGTCAAATTTACCAGGCTTGACAGTCTTCCTTTGCCGTGTGCTACAGTGTAAATACTGCTTTAGGTAGCAGTCGTCCGACTCAACCACCGGTAGGCCCGCGGATGGACGTTAAATCATAGCGCGGCAGTCCGGGGCTCGGAAACTCGGAAACTTTGACACCCAACCGAATGAATGACCTTGACCAAACTTTCGAGGACACCTGGAAGACGCGGTCTGATAGGTTAGGAGGACTTTCCTACGCCAAGTACCTGGAATCGCAGGAATGGCGGGAAGTCCGGGCCAAAGCGGCGAAAAGGCCGCACTATCAGGCTTGCTGGCACTTCGGTTCCACGGAAGGCTTGGAGATACACCATCGTTCCTACAAGTGGATCGGTACCAAGCACGCCATGCGCGGGCTGGTAGCGCTCTGCAGGGAATGCCACCAAAGGACCCACGATTACGCCAAGGGCAACCGCATATCCGTCAGGAAGGCCACGAACCTACTGAAGAAGGAAAAGGCAACGCTCGAAGGGCAAGGGACCCAGCTGGGCTTGGGCATCTAACAAGGGATTCGGGAGGGGAGAGAAGAAACGAGAAACAGGAGCCACTAGGGGAATCTGGATAGCAAAAGAAAAGCCCGGAGGGCAGGATAATCCGGGGTCTTCTTAGGTTTGCCAGGATAAAGCTGCCAAATTTGATTCGCCACCGAAGAACCCGGCGGCTTTTTCCGTTCCCTCTTGACTGCTAAGCCGCTTAGCAGTATAATGGTGTCAGCTTAGCAATAAACAAAAACAAAATGTTGGAACTCGAACCCCGCAAGATCACCGCCCTGGCCGCCCTCGGCTGCCTGGTCGCCATCGTCACCTACCTTTCCGAGAACAAGCAGTGCCCGAAGTGCCACCGCAACACCTTCAGGAAGCTCAAGGACTCGGACGGCCGCCAATGCCAGAACCCGTCCTGCGGCTACCGGGAAGACCGGTATGGCGCCTAGGCGGTGGATTGAACCGGATACCAAGTACATCTGGGACCAGATGGCCGACGCGGAACTGACCCTGGAGGAGCTGAACCAGGTGTTGGAGGCCGGCGAGGAGCCGCAAGAGGAAGAAAGCCCGTTCTGAATTGACAGGACGGGCTTCTTTGGCGCAAGATGGGGAAAATGGCAGACATCACCCTTACCGCAGACAAGCTGAAGGTATCCGGTCCCCGGATCGACGGTTCCTACGCCCTGACCTTCGAGGTAGGCGAATACGAGCAAAAGGAAATAGCCAAGTGCGTGATGCTGCCCAAAGATGAACTAATCAGGCTGGAAATAACTTCCGGCCCCTAAGCCGATGGCATCCAAGAAGGGACAAACCAAAGAAGATATCGCCAGGCTCAAGTTGGAGTTCCTTGACTACTACAAGGACGTGCCCATCCAGAAGTACGCGGCCCAGTGGATCGGGAGGGACCAGACCACCGTTTCAGATTGGAAGGCGGCCGACCCTGATTTCGCCAAGGCGATCCAGAAGATGGAAGCGGCCTTCATTAGTAAGAACCTCCTGAAGACGAAGGCGGAGTTCAAATTGGAGCGTATAATCAAGTCCGAATTCGCCCAAAGGACGGAACTGAGCGGGCCGGACGGCAAACCCATACCCATCTACGGAGGCTCCAGTGCCATTCAGGGACACGACGGCGACCAGGAAGGTCTTTGACCTCAAGAAGCGCGTCAGGGCGGTAGCCGGCGGTACCAGCGCTTCCAAGACCATTTCCATATTGGTGTGGTGCATCGATTACGCCCAGACCGTCAAGGACGAACTGGTTACCGTGGTCTCCGAAAGCTTCCCCCACTTGGACGGCGGGGCCATCCGGGACTTCAAGGCCATCATGAAAGCCCAGGGGTACTGGGAAGATGCCAGGTGGCACGGCACCAGGCACGAATACACGTTCCCCTTTACCAACAGCGTCATTGAGTTCACCTCCGTTGACACCTACGGCAAGGCCCACGGTCCCAGGCGCGACGTTTTGTTCATCAACGAGTGCAACAACCTTTCCTGGGCCATCGCCGACCAGCTCATAACCCGTACCCGCAAGGTGGTATGGCTTGACTGGAACCCGTCGGAGGAGTTTTGGTTCTACACCGAGCTGCTGCCCCACCGGGACGACGTGGACTTCATTACCCTTACCTACAAGGACAACGAAGCCTTGGACGAGGTGACGGTCAAGGAAATAGAAAGCCACAAGGGCAACAAGAACTGGTGGCGGGTATACGGCGAAGGCCAGCTGGGAGAAGTGGAAGGCCGCATCTATACCGGTTGGCAGGTCATAGACGAAGTCCCCCATGAGGCCCGGCTTGAGCGGCGCGGCCTTGATTTCGGCTATAGCCACGACCCGGCGGCCGTGGTGGCCTGCTACTACTACAACGGCGGATGGATCGTGGACGAGGAAATCTACCAAAAGGGACTCCTCAACAAGCCGCTTGCCGATTCCATCCTGAACGGAACCGAGCCTCAGTTGCTCATCAAGGCGGATTCGGCCGAACCCAAGTCCATAGACGAACTGAAGCTCTACGGCCTGAACGTCATGCCGGTGGAAAAGGGCCAGGATTCGGTCAGGAAGGGCATTGAAACCGTCCAGGAGCAGCGCATCAGCGTTACCCGCCGATCTTACAACCTGCTGAAAGAATACCGCAAGTACATGTGGAAAACCGACCGGGACGGCAACATTATCAGGACGCCGGAGGACGGCATGGACCACGCCCTGGACGCGCTCAGGTACGCCCTGGAAGGCGTTGCGTACCGATCCGAAGAAGAGGTAGAATTGCCTGAGTACGAGCCGGTATTCGGCCGGACCGGCTACTAACCATCCTATGGCATACGATCCTTACCTTTACTGGGAAGACCGGGCGCAGACGTGGGTCCGGGAAAACTTTTTCACCGCTTCCGAGTGGGAGCATATCAGGCCCTACGTCAGCCAGTCCTGGAAGGTGCTGGAAGTAGGTTGCGGCGATGGCAGGTGGGCTCCTTACTTCTGGAACTATGCCGGCTGCGACATCTCCCACCGCCTGGTCGCCCACTGCAACATCAATCGTCCCGGCCACAAGTTCTTCCAACTGAACCTGGAAACCGCCTATTCCCTGCCCGCCGTCATGGACACGGTCTTCAGTTACACCTGCCTGGAGCACGTGCGGCCGGAAGCGATGGGCCACGTCGCCGACCTGTTCGAAGGCAAGCGGCTCCTGCTGGTGGAACCTGCCGGCGAGTCCGGCGTGGAACACTGCTTCAAGCACGATTACGAACGCATCCTCGGGGTTACCAAGCTCAAGGACTTCGGCCAGCTGACCGTTTACGGGAGGGACGTATGAAGGTCCTGGTAACCGGTGCTTTCGGAAGCCTGGGCTCCGCCTTCACCAAGTTTTTCCTGGACCGGGGCGACAGCGTGGTCGGCCTGGACAACAACGAATGGGCGGTGGCAAGCTACCCGGAGCACCCGAACCTGAAGAAGATGCTTCGGGATTTCTCGAACGTCAAGGGCGACTATGACCTCATAGTGCACTGCGCCGCCTACAAGCACGTGGACCTCATAGAATCCAACCGGGAAGAAGCCAGGTTCAACAACGTGGACAAGACCCGGTTCCTCTACGCGAAAGTCACGGGCCAAGTACTGTTCGTGTCCACCGACAAGGCGGTTGACCCCTGCTCCTTTTACGGCCTGACCAAGCAGGAGGGCGAGCAGCTGACCCTGGAGCGCGGCGGCGTGGTCCTGCGCCTGGGCAACATCCTGTCCAGCCGGGGATCGGTTATCCCCAAGTGGGAAGACGCCTTGGAAAAGGGAGAACCACTCCTGGTAACCGATTTCCGCATGAAGCGCTGGCTCATTTCCGCCGAAGAAGCGGTGGCAAAGGCGATGTACTTGTTACCTCGGGCGAAGGCGGGAGATACTATCATCCCCTCCCTTGGCGATCCGGTGTCCCTGCGCGAGATGCTGGACCGGGTGCTCACCGCCCACGGCAAGCCCCTTGACTATCCCACGAAGGAGATAGGGCTCAGGCCGGGAGAGCGGTTGGAGGAAAAGCTCTTGCGGGATGACGAGGAAATCATTTACGATGGTAAAAACGGCATAATCGCACGCAGACGATGAACGCGGACGACCTGAAGGAGCGCTTGAAAGGCAATTGGCAACGTACCCTGACCGGGCAGATACCCGAGGAATCCGTGAGCTTGGATACGCTCGCGGAAATTTTGGTTTCCCTGAACGAACGGGTAAGCGCCTTGGAAGGCACGCCGGTTACTCCCGCGGCCAAGGCGGAGCGAAAGCTGAAACCTGGCGTCACGGTACTGCCCAAAGGGTCCTACATGTTACATGGAAAATTCATAAGCAAATCGGAGGCATTCGAATGAGAGTACTGGTAACCGGTGACAAAGGATTCGTCGGCGCGGAAACGGTGCGTTTGCTCAAGGAAAAAGGGCATGAAGTGGTCGGATACGACATCATGGATGGCAACGATATCCGTGACAAGGAAAACTTGTTCTATACGGTCGGTAGGATGCGCGTGGACCGCATTCTCCACCTAGCAGCCGTTGCCCGTTTTGATGAGGCGGACGCCAACCCCATCCTTACCCATGAAACGAACGTGGTAGGTACCATGAACGTGGTAAGCGTGGCGGAACGGCACCACATCCCCTTGGTCTTCGCCTCCACCGGCTCCGCCTACATGCCGATCAAGCTGGATCCGCCCATCACCGAATCCTTCCCCATCCAAGGAAACAGCGTTTACGGCTGCTCCAAGGCCCTGGCCGACAAGTACGTCCAAGCGGCCGAGGTGCCGTGGATCGTATTGCGCTACGCCCACCTCTATGGCGCCGAAAAGCGCTTCCACGGTCTGATCGGCGGGTTCGCCAGCCGCATCGAGCACGATTTGGAACCGGTCCTGTACGGGGGCAAGCAGTCCAACGACTTCTGCTACATCAAGGATATCGCCCAGGCCAACCTCAAGGCCCTGGAAGCCTCCTGGGACAAGTGGAACCAGGCCTACAACATCGGCACCGGCGAGGAAATGAGCGCCGAGCAAGCCGGAAAGGCCGTCTGCGACGTACTCGGCTACACCGGCAAGATCCAAGTGAAGGAGCAGCGCTCCGTAGACGCCGAACGGTTCGTCTTCGATATCTCCAAGGCCAAAACCAAACTCGGCTACCAGCCGGAATACACCTTCAGGCAAGGACTGGAGGACATGTTCAAGGAGCAGCAGTGAACAAGGCTGAAGAAATGACGGGAAAAGGACTTCCTACTCTCGTTTACCTGGAATGGAGCGATTCTTCTTCCCGCTCCGGATGGGAGGACGAAGAGGAAATGCGCGAATTCGCCAGTTCTTCCAGTTACCTTGTACGCCAGGTCGGGTGGATCTATGAGGAAGACGATACCAAGCTGGTCCTTTACGGAAGGTACCACGATTGGGAGGTCGGTGAAGCCAAAGGGAGGCGCGAATACGGAAACTGCCAGTACATACCCAAGTCTTGGATAACCAGCAGAAAGGAGCTATCGTGAGTGATTCTAAACGTATCTTGGTAGTAGGCGCAGGCGGCCCTGCCGGACTGGGCATGGCCCGTTGCCTATCCGTTCCTGAGCTCGGTTACGAGGTCTACGGCAAGGACGAATCCCGCTGGGGATCGCTCGCCATGGAAGTCCCCTTCGCTGTCCAACCCGATTCCACCTACAACCTCATCATGCCGGTCCCCGACCGGGCGGTACTTAGCTATTCCCAGTCCAGGATCGCCTTCCTGCCCCCTGCCTACCAGTTGGAACTGTGCCAGGACAAGGAACGCACGGCCCGGGTGCTGGACGACCTTGCCCCCAAGACGATCTGGGTCAGGGATACCAAGGGTGCCGGCGGATCGGGCGCGCAGATGGCAAGCGAATACCTGCCTGGCCGCAACTACTCCGTCGAATTGGTCTACAATAAGGGTGTGCTGCTTGCCTACTTCCAAAAGCGGCGCATCTCCTACCTGGTGAAGAAGACCGAGCACCTGGTTACCGCCTCAGGGTCCAGCGCGGTCAGCATCTGCGTGAACGACCCCGATCTCCTTTCCCGCGCCGTGGACGCCATAGGGCGGGTCTGCAAGGAGACCACCACGCAGGCGCACGGCTTCTACGGCATAGACTTCAAGGAAAGCGAAAAGGGCGAGCGGCTCATAACCGAAATCAACGCCGGCCGCCTGCTGACCGCTTCCTACTCCTATTTCTGGCTTACCGGTTGGAACCTGCCGGCGATAGGGGCCAGGGCCTATTTCGGCCAGGATCCCTTGGAGCTGCCAGATTACCCGGCAGGCTGCGGCGTCATCCGCCAGGCCGACATGGAGCCCAAGCTGTTCGGGCCGGAAGAAACGGAAGCGTGGGACTACTGATGGCACGGATAGCGGTTGACTTCGACGGCGTGATATTCGACAAGGCGAAAGGAACCCTTATGCCGGGGTGCGTCAGGGCCCTCAGGAAGATGGCCGAAGGGAAAAACGAGATCACGGTATTTACCAACCGTCCCGATTACGACTACAGTACGGTAAAGGCCATCCTTGACGCCAACTATATCCCGTACGACCGCATCATCTGCGGCAAGCCGTCCTACGACCTGTTCATTGATGACCGGGTCGCCAGGTTCGAAGGATGGGACAAGGATTACCTATGAAACTGGAGGAACTTACATGATTCTTGAAAAGGCGCGTAAGGATACCGTCTGCTCCCAATGCGGAAAGGAAATCCCTGACTCTTCCGTGGTATGGGTGTGGTGGACGCCGAAAAGGTACTTGAAGCGGACCACCTGTTCCAGGGAATGCTATGAGAAAAAATATCTGAAAGGACTAAGAAAACGCCGATGAACGTCCCCTTTTCAAAGCCTGACCTCGGAGTGGAAGAGGCCGATGCCGTCACCCGGGTGCTGGCTTCAGGTTGGTTGGCGGCAGGCCCTGAGACGGAAGCCTTTGAGCGTGAGTTTTCCACATACATATCCCCACCTGGGGAAAACTACTACTGCATCTTTACCAATTCCTGCACCTCGGCGCTCAAGATGGCGTACAAACTGACCAAAGAAGGCGGCCATACGGGAATTGAATACCCGTTAAACACTTTTTGCGCTACCTATTCCGCTGCTAACGAGATGGGACTAAATGCGTTATCGTATACAGATACTGAGCGTAACGAGGACTTTGGTTACCCACGGGTTAACATGGCATACGGCGGCATCAAGGACGAAACCCCCTGCCTCATCGAAGACTCGGCCCACCGGATAGAGCCCAACGACCCGCTGGTCGGCAAGATCCGCTGCTACAGCTTCTACGCCACCAAGAACATGACCACCGGAAGCGGCGGCATGTTCGTAACCGCAGACAAGGAGATCTATGAGCGAGCCAGACTCTACTGGAAGGACGGGCTTACCACCAGCACCGCTGATCGTCAGTCAGGACCAGTTGATTACGAGGTTAAGGCTATGGCAGGAGGATATGATGGCAACGACCTGGCCGCAGCTTTGGGCCGAGTTCAACTCCGGCGACTTCCTGATTTTACCGCCCGAAGGAATGCTATTGGAAAGCGGTATAACGAAGCCTTTGGGAGAGAGTGGCTGGGAAATCACCTATACTGCCTCGATCTCGGTTCGGTGGAATCCGTCCGAAGAGTAAGGAACGAGCTCTGGGAGGCAGGAATCGGTACCGGTTACCACTATCCCGGTACTGGCTGGACCTCAATTTCCTTGCCGGTCTACCCGGGACTTACGGATGAGCAGCAGGATTACGTCATCAACAAAACACTAGCGGCGATGGGAAAGGAAGGCAGTGGAATATGAGCGCGTACGCGTAACCCTGGTAGAACTTACCGACCACCGGGAAGTGGAACATGACGGCGAGCGCGATTACCGGGCGCACCATCCCCACGAAACGGTACCGTTCCAGCGGGTAGTCGGCGTGATGGACCTCCTGGACATGATCGCCGGCCTGCCCCTCAAGGACCAAATACTCATGGTTTCCAACGTCCTGACCATCGCCGGC